ATTCCCTCTACAAATATCCTATCACCAACTGCAAATGGAGATGAAGTAAATCCTGCTATAGGTGTAGTTAAAATGCAAGTTACTATTCCAGAAGAAGATGATTGTACTCTACTTATTGATATTGAATTGGAATTATTAATTGCTTTAATTGTTACTGGTTTAATTGGAAGACCTTTGGGTTCTACTTCAATTTTTACTTCACCAATTGAAGAACCAGTTAGATTTGCTTTTAAAAATCCAGATTCAATTAGTTCTCCACTATCCGAATCTATTAATATTAAATCTGGTTCTGAGGTATAATTTTGACCACCATTCAAAATAGTTATACTATCAATCGTATTTGAAGAAGAAATATAAACTGATTGTGGGATAGTTGCAGTTGGTCTTAAAGTTTTATCTGAAGCATATTCAAATCCCTCATTTATGATTCTACTTTGTGTAATTTTTCCAACACTGTTTGAAGATGGAATAATGAATGCACCAGATCCATTTTCAGAATTAGTTCCAGTAAAACGAGGAAGTGATTTGTATCCATATCCACCAGAAATTAGATTTACTTTACTAATTCCACCAGATGCAGAATTAGAAGTTGTAGAATATTCTATAGTATCGCAGTCACCTTTTTGGTATGAGAGTTTTTCTGGTGTTCTCTTTAAAGAAATGGTAAAAGTTGTACTTGCTACACTAATAACGTCATAAACTCCATTATATTCACTATCTACAAATAATATCTCAGAGTAATTTGTAACATCTGAGTCTGCTGTACTAATATATCCAGATTTTTCTAAGTTGTAGTAAAGTTTTTCTGGAATAGAACTTGTGTAATTTAAAGTTAAAGAGGCATCTGCAAATCCGGCAGTTCCAACCCCTAAAATCGAAAGTGATTCTGTAGTTGCAACTGAAACAAATTCCTTATTAAAATCTTGATCATAATAGATTTTCAATTTGTAATCTAATAAAGAAGAATCAGATAAGTCAAACACAAGATTATTATTTTTAATAACTTGGATTTGTGGATTAACCAAACTAACATTTTGTGTCCCAATACCACTACTTACTATGTCAATAAAAGTTGGTGGAGTTGAAATTGAATCTAAGTAGGTTGCACATAATTTTATGTTGTCATCATCTATTCTATAAACATAATAATTTCCTGTAGATATTCCAGATGGTATAGAGTTTGCTTCATATAAAACTTTATCACCAGTTTTAAGTCCATGTGAAATTATCTGAATTTGATTAGTTGTAGTGTTAATTCCAGAAGAACTAAATTCGATTGGATTAATAATTAAACTATTAGTTATTGAACTAAGTTTAACTTTAACCGATGTTGAAGTTCCAATTCCAACTGATAAATCTGGATTTAAACGTAAAGATATTTTGTCACCAACTGATAAATTGTGTGATGTAGATACAGAAACTATTGAATTTATTTTGTTTACATTAGCATTAATTTGATTGAAATTAGATTCAATCGAATATTGATAATTGTCATTTGCTGAAGACCAACTAGTATTTCTAAAGAATAATCCTCCAGTATTTGTTGTTAGTCCAACATTAGTTACTATGCCAATATAATCTTTAGACTTATTAATCACATAAAGTGTTGTAGAATCTCCACTTAGAATATTAAAGGAAAGACTTGTAGAAGTATTAGAAACTGCAATAGGATCAGCACCGTTAGGTTTTCTAAAAATTACTTGCTGACCTGTGTTAAATGGATGATTGGGTATAAAAATACTTTGTGTTGGAATAAAAGTACTATATGATGTAATTCCAATATTATAATTTACATTTATACCTGTTCCAACTACTGTTCCAATTCCAACTGATTTTGTTGGATTATAATATACTATATCATTTACTTTTGATTCAAAATATTCTGTAGATTTATTTACAGTAAACGAGTTTGGAAGGAAGTATGCTGGTGTTGTTTGTGTATGTATTCCACCACTAGTATTTCTCCTTACTTTTACAACACCAAAATTATTATAAATGTTAAGGATTGAAAAAATTTCATTATCAATTTTAAAACTACTTCCAACAGAAACATTTTCTGGAATAGATGTTAGATAAATGTCTGTAACTATTCCAGTTGAAGCATATGCAGGTATTTCTTTATCTAATATTGTAGAATAAGTTGTGATTCCTATCTTGTAAGTACCATTTAAATTAGATACTTGTGTAGACAATCCTGATATATTAATGTTATCTCTATTTAAAAATTCATGATAAGGCAATACATTAACCTTAACAGTATTTTCATCAATCCAAGTAATCAAAGAATTATTGAAAGATTGAACAGTTGTGTTAATTTGATTAATTTCTTTTCCAGTTATTTCGGATACTTTTGCAAATATTCCACTTCCTTCTCCACTTGAATTAAAAGTAATTTCATCACTTACTTTGTAATTAGATCCAGAACTTACTATTTCTAAATCAGAAACACTTCCAGAAGAAACTGACTCAATTAAAGTTTTTTGCTTAATAATTTCATTTGATTCTACAATAAAGTCATTGTCTGCATATTCTTCATTTACTTTATATGGAAGAGTGTTTCTAATTAAAGAGGAACTATTAAAATCAAACGATTGATTTAATGATAAATTTTCCTCAATATATGCGGATCTATACTCATTTCCAATGAAATATGGAAACTTCCCAACAACATTTCCATTAGGATTATTTTGAATGGTTGCAAAGTATGCATATGTTCCATTTGGAAACTCTGGAGTTTTGCAGAATCTTCCATTATATTGGTCTAAGTCACCACTGTTTGTGAACTTATAATCTTCAACAAAATATCCAAGTGGGAAATTTGTAGTAGAAGGTCTATTTTCAATATCAACTATAGAATAACCAGGTTCTAGTTTTTTAACTAACCTTGCCTCATTAGGGTCAGAGTATCCATATGTTCCATAAATCGGATTTCCATCATAAGCCCAACCAATAATATTAGAGTGAGTCGTGTCTCCTCCATTATCTTTAATATTATTTTTTATTTGTTCAGAATATCCAATAACAGCATATTCTAAATTATTTTCAGTTTCAATTAATATTTCTGTAGCAGGATCTCTATAGTTTGCATTTTGTACGCCGTACTTATATGAATTGTTGAGAGTTAATGCTCTAACACTAGACTCAAACACTGCATTTTTTCCTGCCGGTACAGCACGAACTACGGTATCTGTGATACTATATCCAGCACCAGGATTTACAACAATAACATCTACAATTTTATTATTTGAAACTACAGGTCTTAGACTTGCTCCTACACCACTACCCAAAACTACTAAATCTGGTGTAGAATAATAATCTTGTCCTCCATATAGAACTGTAACATCAGTAATTCTACCATTCTGAATTAATGGTTTGAATTGTGATTCTTTTCCATTTTTTACAACGATTTGGGGTCTTTGATGTGTATTTAAAATAAAAGACCCATAATTAGATCCTTTTTCGTAAACGTAAAGTTGATCTATTTTTCCTCTAATTATTGGAGTTGCTACAATAGATCCCCTAACTTGCGTACTACCTAGTCCTACGGAAGTATACTCTACTGACAGAGAAATATTAGGATAACTAAAAATTTGATATCCAGATCCACTTGTTGAAAACTTTACATAATTTTTTCTTTGATAATTTGATACGGTGTCACCATTAATACCAGCGTCACAAAGTCTAAACTTATTTGAATCTACTTTTAATATCTGATATTTGTTTGAAGTTGATAGTCCTACTATTCCAGTAGTTTCATAATCATAGGTTACTATTTCTCCATCAGAAAATCCATGGTTTTCAAATTCTACAGTGTGATTGTAAGTGGATATTCCAACTGGTTTTACTCTAAGTTTTCTATTCGTATATGCACCACCATTTATAATTTTTATTTCACTTAATTTATTTTTTACCTCAGTTTTAAACTTTTGAATTCCAACATTTCCTATTGTAGTAAATCCAACAGTATTAATTCCTGCAACATAATCTGGAAGACTCTGATAAAGTTCGATAGTTCTATCATTAATTACCTTTGAGTAGTATGTTGCCCCATTTATTAATGTTTTAGATTGATCTAAATCAGATCCACCAAATGTTCCAATACCAATCGAACTGAAATTATTATTATTGTAAACAATTGCTTGTCCGTTAACTAAATTATGATTTTTTACAAATGCAATTCTTTCATTGACAGAATCTAAACCACCCCCGGTAGAAAGTGGTCTAGCATCAAATTCAATCTCTCTAACATACTTTTCTATAACTGGTTGAAAACTTGCTCCAGATCCATTTCCACCGGTAAGTGCTACAGAAACTACAACATCTACATCAAAGTCTTGAGGATCGACATATATTTTTTCAACAGAACCAGTTATTACTGGTTGTACAAGAGCACTTCCAGTAGATAAATTTAATAGTGGAAGATTTATAACATCATATCCACTTCCTCCATTCAATACATCAACCTTTTCTAAAGGACCATAATAAATTTTATCCTGTGTTTTATAGTTGTATATCTCAACACCATTTTTTAATAAACCAATTCCACCAGGAACTGTTTCATGCTTTTTATTATCACCTATAGTTTGATTTAATTTAAATTTTTTAAGAATCTTTTGAGGAGAAATTAACGCAGACTTTTGAGAATATAATACAAATTTATGAATACCTGTTACTAAACCATTTGATAACTCTCCAAAAGATACATAATCATTAGATCCAACCGTAGTATTACTTAAATATAATCTAATTCTTGTGTTATTAATGTTAGAATCAGAATTCTTCAGTACATCAACGTAATAAGAACCTTCCCTTAATCCTTGTATAGGTGTACTTCCATCTGTATAATAATATACCCTATCTCCTGTTATAAAAGAAACAAAATTATTAGTTCCAAATTCAATTATACTGTAACTTTCATTTTCATTTTTTTCTGACAATCCACTTACAGTATATTCAAATATATTTACTTCTATTGGATATGATGGTAGAGAGTTAGATGCTACATACAAATTCTCATTATTTTCTTCATAAACATTCTGAATATCAGAGGTTATTTTATTATTTCCAAATTGAACAGGTGTTGTTGTTGAAAATACTTTTTTAACCTTTCTTCTAATATCATACTCAACAGTTGAATTTAATGATAAAGTACTAACATCAATTGTTATTTCATTTCCAGAAATTGCTGTTACTGTTACATCATCAAAACCATTAATTACAATTTCAGTATTTCTTTGTAATAACTCTATTTTATCATCAACTGCCAAACTTGTATTATCTACAACAGATTTTGTGATAATATTATTTCCTGTAAAAGAATCTACTTGATATCTAGAACTGGTGTTGTAAATCCAAGTATTTGCAAAAATTTCACTTACTTTTGATCCTTTTGATATAATTTTTCCAAGATTTTGTGGATATAATTCTTCTCCCTCTAAAAAGTTGTACGAATCTGAATCAACAACTACATTTGATAAAATACCTGTTATTGCAAATTCTACTTTTTTAGTTTCATCCCCATCTTCATATCCAAAATAAGTGTCATTAGATATAACTATAGAAGTTTTATTGATAGTAATTGATTGGTTGGAATTTATGTAACAACCTAAAAACTGATTAATAGTTTTTTCATCATAAAATATTTCAGTACCATCATAAAAAATACTTCCAGATTCTGAAAACCCAACTGTAGAATCAACAGTAATTGTTGTTTGACTACTACTTAATGTAACGTCTTCAACTACTTTAGTATTTGGAGTTATAGAAAAAGTGCCAGTAATGTTTGGATAAGTATCATCATACCCAACAAAAAAGTTAAGTTTATAATAAGTTTTTCCTTTTCTAGTAATTGTCTCTACTTCAGAAACTGATGCACTGGTATTTTTTTCATCAGTAGATTTTTTAATTGTTTGACCTGATAATTTATTAGGGTCACCAGAAATTACATCAATTACTGCAACATTTCTTCTTATAAATCTAGAGTCAGATGGTTTGATTAAAAATTGTTCTAAATCTACTACAGTTGGTTTTTCTCCAAATAAAACATTAAATAAAATTCTAAAAGATTCATTTGTTCCTTTTGATTCATAAAGAGTTCTTGCTTCTTTTATGAAATTACCAACATTCAGATTTTCAGTAAAATTTACCCCTTCCAGACCTGGAGTTAGACTAAATTTTATTTTTTTATAAAATTCTTGTAAAAATAATGAACTAAGATTTTCAATTGTTGCATCTGCACTATGTGATGCTGCCGAAGATTTTGTAAAAACTAGTTCTTCATACTGGAGATCTTTATGATAATTTGTAATTCCACTGAATCCTCTAATACATCCAGTAAAAGAAGTTTCAGTTGAACCTGTATAAGTTATTATTTCATCATCGATTTTTAATAACCCATACTGTGACGGAAATCCTTTGGTGCTCTCTACTTCTATTGTAGAACTTGTACTTGTAATTGAATTGCTAAGAGTTACAGTACCTACTATAACTTCAGGAATAAGACTATCTAAATTTATATACTGATCTAGATTTTCAACAATATCTGTTGGACCGCCCTGATATTCTTGGGAAATATAATACTGCTTTAAAAATTCAGATGCTTTTGGATTTTCATCTATAACAAATTCTGGTAATTGACTATCAATTATTTGTTGTACTTTTACTCTTGTCTCGAAACCATTTTGTACCATATTATGACCTCGTTAAACTCCCATTTGAATAACTTGAGCGATAAGAATTTTTGGCAAAAACAACTCCAGAAATATCTTCACCAGATGTAATAGTATCCTTTATCATATTTATTTGACTTTTTGAGATATCAAAAGAAACATAAAGGTCTTTTAATCCAATAACATCATTTGACTCTGGATATGCTTGTATTTCAATAATATCATTTTTTAAAACTGTAGATGTAATTGTAATTGTATTAATTGTTATTTCTCCAGTTTCATAATTAACTACACCTGCAGACTGTACAATAATGAATGGTTGTAAAGAAACATTGGATTGTGTTTCCATAGCAACTTCTGTTGCTGGTTTTACTATTGCAATTACTCCTGTCTTTCCATCCGAATTTGGTACATCACTAAAGTAAACAGTATCCGTTTCACCTAAAATTTTGAATCCAGTTGATTTGATGTTATATCCATATTGATTTACATGGAATTGATTTCCGAAACAAATTTCATATTGTGCTTGTCTATTTACAAGTGCTTTTAAATCTCTTCTTATTCTTACTCTAGTGATATTTGATGTGATTGCAGTATCAGTGCCATCTATAACTTGTAAAAGTTTACTATACTTAAATCTTCCTCCAAACTTATTCAAATCTACAGATTCTGAATATTTGGTGAGAGAGTTGTTTACTCTTGTTTTTAAATCAGAAGAACTTGCAACGTTATTTTCATTGTAATAAACATAAGATTCAATCTCAACATAAAGAATTTTAAGATCTATAATCTTTGTGTTTATTCCAGATACCGTATATTGCTTTAATTTTGAAAGTATATTCTCCTTATCAAAATCAGAAACAAAAGTGCCATTTTTTGGTTTAATACTAATTAAGACTGTACCAAATTGTGGAGGTGTTAATTCCTCTCCACCAATTACAGAAATAGACTCTGCATTTCCATATATTTTAGATTTAATGATCGTTTCATAATCACTTGCAGTTACTGCCCTATACTGCGATGCGTATAACCTTGGAGCAAAGTAACGAATAGAATCTATGGTTTCAATATCTGAACCATTTTGAGACCTTTGATTTGTAGTAACTGTAATTGTATTTTGAGGAATTACATTACCATCATCAGCATCTCTTAGAGATCCTGCAAAAGTAAATGTTTCTACACCATTTCCACTCTTTCCACTTGTTATAATGTAGTTGCTGGTAATAATTGCCCCATTTTCTAATTTTTGTCCAAAGAATCCATCACCAAAAAGAAGTTGATATTTTTCATCTTGAACTTCTTGAATTAAAAAGATCTGAGAATTTGAATCAATTTTAAAAATATTATCAACCAATGAATATTTTATTCCTAGTCCACTATCACTCAATCCTTTTACATAAACTCTAATTGTAGAACTATCAATAAAAGAGTTATCAAGTATAAATTTTTGATCTAAAGATGCGTTTACGGTAAACTTTTTGGTTAGGAATGTTCCCTCTTTGATTTTAATACTATCAAACGTTGCCACTCCATTCACAACAGGAACTGTAATGTTTTCTGGAGCAGAAAAGACATAAGATGTTCCCCTTACCGATCCAGTGCAAACAAGACCTGCCTGTAAGGTGATTGTAGGCGTATAAACGGGCGTATTATCTTGTAAATAACTACTTGGTGACACATTTACTGTAAACGATACAGTCGCTTCTGCAGCGTTCCTGGAGTACGGTACATAACCAATATTTCTTGCAAGAGATACAACATTTTCTCTTACAGTTGCTGAATCCAAAAAGGATTCATTCACAACCATGTTAGAATTGAATGCTGTAATATAAGTATTATATGCTAAGGTATCAATTAAAACAGAAAAGTTCGATCCCTCAAAATCAAAGTCCGTAAATGTAGAGTTAGCACGGAGATAATCTTTGATCGAAGTCTTTATTTGATCGAAATCTAGATTCGTAAATTTAGTAAAAGGCATTTTATCTTGTTGCCTCTAATATGAATGAAAACTGCTGTACTGGAAGTTCTTGACCAATAATTTCAAATGTAATAGTCACTTCAAATTCATTTAGATCTGGTATGGGATCAACTTGAACAATTACATTTGTAACTCTCTGTTCATAATTATTAATCACTTCAACGATTTGATCTTGAATGACAGAAGCAGTTGCATAATCAACAAAATCAAACAAACTGCTTCTTACATTTGATCCAAGTGTAGGATTAAAAAATCTTTCAGTTGGAATTGTTTCAACTAAATTACGAACGGAGCGAATAATTGCTCTTTCATTTGTTAAAACAGACAGATCCTTAGTCACCGGATGTGGGTCAAAAGATAAACTAATATCTTTAAAAGATCTGGATATCCTGGTGACTGACATTTTTAGATAAATTCTTTACTTATTTATGATGATTTCCAGGGAGTACCATAGGATGGTTCAGTTCCATAGTCCCAATCATCATAGTCATCATCATTACGAATCTTTTCATGCAACTCTTGTTGCTTTTTTAAGTCATGACGAGGTGCAAGATCGTGCATAACTTCTTGAATTACTCTTTTTTGAGGTTGAGGTTGATAATCAGTCGCAAGATGAGTGGTTCCCCACATTGACTTCATGTATTCCCAATCTCTATCAACTGGTAAATTTGACATTTTAGCTCCTGTTTTAATGAATAAAACAGAACTTTTATAAAGGAGGTTGCTATCTCCTTATTTCTATTTAACGATCTAATTCTCTAATGTTATAATTGTCCGAATTTAAGTATTTTAGGAGTTCTAAAGCAATTAATTTTGGATTTCCGTCTCCACAAGTATAGACATCAACTGCTAAACATCCATTTTCTGGCCAAGTATGACATGAAACATGACTTTCTGCGAGTGCAATGACCACTGTACACCCTTGAGGAAGAAAACAGTGCGAAAACGTGTTCAAAATCGTCATTTTTGCACGATTTATGCCCCTAATCATTGCATTTTGAAGCAATTCGACATTATTAATCGCTTCAAAATCAACATCATACACCTCTAGAAGCAGGTGTTTACCCATTGAGTACTGTTCCAATTCAGTTTATCCAAAACAACTTATTTATTTTGAGTATTTTGCTCTGCTTCCCAAAAATATTCTTCAGTATGTCCCAAATATTCATTATATTCACCAGTTTCAGTCGTAAAATGCCTTGTTGAAACGAGAAAATCTGGTTTTTTGAGTATTTTTGGAGTTAAACTCTCATCTTTCCATCTACACCGATTGTTTGGATAGAGACCAATTTGACCATTTGGGAGAATAATACAGTTATGTGATTTATGTTCTTCTGCAAATTCTGCAAATGTTAGATCTGGGATGTTTCTATCCCGATGAGAAGCATCAATTGTGAACAAATATTTACCACCCTCTGAGACATAACCTGATCTGTGCTTAACTTCGACACTCATTGTGTATAAAAATTGCTTTTCAACAATCTCAGAGTCGTAATCGAAGGAATCCCAATACTGAAGATCGGATAATGGTAGATCTTTTTCAAGTATCCTTGGTTTATCTGGATGGTCACTTTCCCAATTTAAAAAAGCAGAAATTGGAAGTTTATCATATAAGGCACCATACTCTGGAATATATGATTCAAAGTAAAAAGATCTTCCCCAAATTGATTTTAAAGAAACCCACCATGCTTT